AGCTTTTGTAATTTAAGCCTGTACTCTTGGCTTCCATGACTAAAACCATTCTAGCTAGTAACTGCCATTGCTCTACAAACTGTTCTCTCTTACGTCTTATCTTATTAACCATGATTGGCATTTGTTCCTTAACAGAAGCTAAAGCGCTTGGTGTATGTACTCCAAATATAAACTCTGGTGTCTCAGATACATCTACAATACAATAAAATAATAATTTTAATAATACTTGTGCATCCCCTGTAGCACTGCTTACCTCTACAAAACTTGCATCTTCATTTTCACTCAAGAATATCATTTCTTGACCTTCAAGAGATACTTTCCCACCTTGTTTAGCAAACTTGACAGGGTCATCTATTCCGAAATTATTTCTAAGAAATCCAGCGGCATCAGTAAGTTTTAACTTTAACTTAGGAGTACTGTGCATTTTACTTCCCTTTAGAGCATGTAACATAACATCGTGATAAGCTTTCATTAACGGTTCAACAGGTTCTATATCACTCTGTCCATGTTTCATAGTCTCATCTGGCTCATTCTTAAAGTGGATGATCGGAATAAATCCCCAAGTATTAACTTGTTCTCCATTTTCCAATCCATCTATAGGATCTCCTTGAATATCTATAATTCTCTTATCTGCAGTTATAGTCTGTTTTATAGTTGCGCTTCTTTTCGTTCCGTCTAAATCTTCCCATTCCTGTTTACTCTCTAAGAGATAAGCTTGTGGTTCTTTTGTAACAGGATCTATAATAATATCTTTTACTTCTTCTGGAGTTATAAAGTTATATATTATCCTTGTATTCTTCTCTGGATATAAAGGATTTTCTCTTACTTCCCTAGTTAACCATATATAGCAATCGCCTAGCTTAGTAGCGTTGGTATGTGTTTTTAACATCTTAGAAGTATTCTCTAAGGCAAACTCATCTAAAACCAATTGTGCGTTTTCATCTTCTATTTTAAAGTTAGGTATTCCCATAAATCCAACAGTACTGTTTATAATAGGTCTAACGAAGCTAGAACCTAGCTTGTATCTATCATCTTTATTCTGATATAAATTCCTAGCTAACTCATAATCTACTTTAGTGCTATCTAATGTATATGTTTGTCCAATACTTCCTGCGGTTCGCATCATCTCGCCTACAGCTCCAAATTTGTACATTAAATTCTTTATTAACCCCATATGCTCCCTCCTTTCAATAAAGATAAATCAGTATTACTATTTTCCGCAAATGAGTATATTACTGCATCTGCTCTATCCGGTGATTCTCCTAATCTCTTTTTCATTTCTTTTTTAGGTTCAATCTGTATCTTTCCTTTACTATCTACACTGTATTTTCTACTTGATAACTGTTTAATCAATTTATCATCTTTAGGAAGTTGTATTGCAGGTTCTTTGTTTTGTATAAAGCAGCTTAAATTAGTGTCTAATTCTTCTCTTAAACAATCCCACATTTCAGATGCTTTATTGTAGTAATTCTCTTTTTCTATTGCACTTGAACCATTTTGAATAGGAATTATTTCATATCCTAGTCCCTCTTGATATACAACTTCTCTAAGCCTGTCAGTAACCCCAGCCCCTAAGCCATCATCGTCTACCTTTATCTTGACTCTATTAACTTGAGGATGATTATTTTTAAAGCTAGTTACTGTCCTTAATATATTACCTGCAGTTTCCATCGTACTCTTCTTGGAGTATGTTATTAAATCATATACTTTTCCACCAATTCTTGGAGCTATAGTAGTTTCATCATCACCATATCTAGCAATATCTGCGCCTATATGTAAAGTAAAGTCATTACTAATATCAACTTCTTTCATTGTGCTTGTTTCTACAGCTTCAAGCGATATCAGTGAGTCCGATTCTCCTTTTGGAAATTCTCCTAGAACCCTAACTCTCCAAGGATCAGATCCCTCTTGATACTTTCGTCTTAGCATTTCAATATTTTCTTTTGATGTTCTTGGGCTATCTAGTGACGATACTTTAAAAGATTTATATAAGTCTCTATCGCTGTTATGACTATCATAAAATGTACCTGATGTACGAGTTGGATTACCACACATAAGAAGCTTATTTTCTGCCCCTGACAATGTTCCAAGTATAGCTTCCATTATTGGATCTGCTACTCCTGAAGCTTCATCAACTAGAAACAACATATAATCCTCATGGAATCCTTGCATATTCTCTGGTCTAGTTGCTGTTTTAGCTGTTGCCCACCAACGTTCGCTATAACCCTTCATGTATATCTTTGTCTTGGTCCATTCAAGCATACGATCAACCTTAGAACTAACTAACCACTTAGCAACCTCGGCCCACAATACATCATATAATTGTTGTCTAGTAGGTGCTGTAGCTATGACTTTCGGAAATGGTCTTAAGTAAATACCAAATTAACACTACACTTTCTAATCCTGTCTTACCTACACCTTGACCGGACCTAACACTTACTTTCGGATTACTAGCTATAGCCATTAGAACATCGCTTTGCCATTTATCAGCATGAAACCCTAGCATATCCTCTGCAAACCAAACCGGATTATCCCAATAGTTATCCATAAGTTTTACTAGTGAATTATCCATTTTGTTTCCCTCTCTTTTCTGCTATAGCTTTTATTGCATCTATCCAATCCTCATTAGAATTATCTTTATTATCACCTTTGATATTCTCTATCTCTAGTTTTAACTTATCTATTCTAGCCTTTTGCTCTTCAGTTGCCATCTTCCAATTCTTATTAATCATTTCACCATATTGTTTTATGGCACTCCTAAGTTCACTCATAGCCCTACTTTGAGCATTTAAAAAGTTCGCCTGTCTATCCCAAGCGAACTGATACTCCCACTCTTTTTTGTTTCCATACTCTGAGCTTTCTTCTTTTTTTAATACTTTTATAATTTCATCTTTATTTTCAACAAACATAATCTTTTGAGCTCTTATGATTGCAGCATATTGTATCGTTATTTGCTCCCAAAGGATATCTAGCCTATCTTTAGTTTCTATCTCTTTTGTTAGCTCCAGCGTTTCATCTGGCAGATACTTAGAAAAGAAACCAAACTTTTCAGCATTCTTATTTTTAGGCATTCCGCCTCTAGTATCTTTATCGGAGTATTCGTTTTGGAGTACTCCGTTCATCCTATCATTCCATTTATCTTTAACCTTCCAAGCAGATATAGTTTTCTCTGGAGTATCAAGCTTGTTGGCTATTTCTCTAAGAGTTATATCGCCATTATGTTTTTTATATAATTCAAATGCCTTATCCCTATTAGGGCTTCTTTGTCTTGCCACATCACCACCTCGAATACCTATATTGCTGATAAAAAAAGAACCCTCTTTCGAAAGTTCTTTACTAAATAATTATTCTAATTCAACTTTTAAATTCATTTCAGTATTACATTTTAAACATTTTACTTTCCCATCATCAATTATTTCTGATTCGGTTTGTTTTTCACATACAGGGCAATTAATATCAACTATTTCCCCTTTATGGAATTGCGATAGATATTCTTCGGGATTCTCCTCTAAAGTGTCGGCCATATTTTCTATCTGTTTAGCTAAATCCTCAAGGCCACTTACATCAAATTCTATACTCACGTAATTCACCTCCTAATTAATAATTACCAAATATATTTGATTTAATCAATTCACATATATTTAAAAGAAATAATTCTACTTTATCCGAGAAAATCCTTCTTTTTTCTCTAAATTATTTGTTACCTTAGCACTCTTAGGAATCTTCCTCATATCTTTGCTTAACTCTCTTAGTTCCTCGTTAGGTAAATCTATAGTCATACCAATAAGTCCAGCATCAACCCAAACTTTCTTTTTACTCATTATCCTCCCCTTTATTGCATTAAAAAAGAACCCTATCTCTAGAGTCCTTGAATTTATCTCAATTTTACTG